CATCTGCACAAGTTCTTCTACAGATTTACCACGGTACTTTTCCGGTAACTCAGGCTCCTGAGGTTGTTCCTCTACTTCTTGAGGAGTCTCTATGGTGTCCTGTGTGTCGAGTTGGTCAGTTGTCTCTAGTTCTTCTTCCTGACGCTCATCTATTAGTGTTGCTCGTGACATTCTAAACTTACCCCGCCTATTATTATTATTATTAGGTTATGGAGGATTGAAATGGGAGTTGTCCTCTTAGGATTCCCGGCTCTTTGCCGCAGCGTTCTCGTGTTCACGTACCCACTTCATGTGCCTACCGGGAAAATCCCCAGAGGCACCGTCAAGTATGTGTTGAGTAGCTGAGACTATTTTTGTAGCGTTAGCGCCACAACCGCACCTACTGGTTGTTACGTCACCTTCTACAAATTCTTCAAATATATGTCCGTTAGTACAACGAAAGTCAAATACTTTAATCATCTTCTTCAGGCTTAGCAGCCTCATCATAGTTAGTCTTAATGATGTTCTCTAGGTTCAGTAAGTGGGCTAGTACGTTTAGTTGTCCCTTACGAAAGAACATATCGTCAGCATCTTTAGTAGCCTCTACGCTATTGATTTGCATAGCGTTGTTACCAAAGTCCTGCATGAGTTGTTTCCAACCGTCTGTAATAAAAAGACTAAAGTATGCGTCATAGTACTGCTGTGTTTCTTGGTCCATTCTTGAGGCCTCTCGGGTTGTCTCTTGTTAGTTTAAGTCATGTACTTATGTACATACCTATATTATACCACATTTTTGACTAAAAGTCAAGTGTTTTCTATAGTAAATTTTACCGTTATTTCTTTTTAGCAGTCTTAGCTGCCTTCTTGAAGGCTTTAGCTGTAGGAGCGCCTTTAGATCCGGGTTTACGCATCTTTTCTCCTGATCCAGCCTTGATTCTCTTACGTTTGGCGTGGATATTGGCGTATAGTCCTTGTTTAGCCATTACTTCTTGGCCTTTTTCTTCTTCATAGCGGCCTTGGCTTTAGCTGCTGCAGCCTTACCTTTTGGGGTATATGCGTAGTGTTTTCCGCCTACTTTTGGCATTATAGTTCTCCTAGTTCTTCCATTGATGTGATCCATTGCTTTGGTATGACTATCTCTGCGTCTCCTTCGGTAATATTACCGTCTTCTACTAACATATGAGGACATATAATTATCTTTTCCTCATCGTTAACTAAAATAGCACCACAGGAGACAGCAGTAGCTACTTTAGCTTGCGTAAGCTCGTTTAACTCGCGCCAGCCCGCGTTTGCTCCTCCTTGAGCATCTTTCCACACAACCTTGTATATCTTTACCATTTGACTTTATCAGCCCAGTAAGCAGCAGAACATTTTCCTTTAGCAATATTTTTTGCGTGTCTAGCTTTGAACGACTTTCGTCTAGCTTTTTCTGAAGCTGATTTTGGATTTTTACCAGCACCTGATACTCCTTGTTGTCCGAACCTGATTGTCTTAATACTGCCGTCTTCACACTTTGCTACAACTACGTGTGACTTAGTAGGGTGATTAGGCGTCCTCTTTGGCTTGTTGTACCCGCTTACCCCTGCTCGCGCTAGTCTTGGATCCTTTTTCTTGCTCATTGATTAAATCCTCCACCTTGGTTTCCAGCTCCGCCAATTTGTCGAACTGCGTTTTGAACGCTTGGTTGATCTGCTCTATCAGGTTGTCTAGCTCGCGTTGTGTCATTAGCATTGGATTTAGCCTCTATCTCTTTTTCCTTTAGGAGAGTTTGAGCTACCTTCAATCGGCGTTCGAACTCTTTATCGTCCTGATCGCCAGCCTGTCGGTTGCGGGTGATTGCCTCAATCTTGTCTATCTCTAGCTCTTGTGGTGCTAGCTGAGAGTCCATCATGTACTTTTGCGCTCTAGCCTGAGATTCCTGGGCCTGCGCATTGAGTGCCGCTGTCTGGCTCTGCTGGAACTCAAGCTGTGCTTGTTGTGCAGCCATAGCCATCTGTTGAGCTTCTGGGTTAGGCTGTGCAGCTTGTTGCATTGCACCGATAAGCTCTTCTCGGTTGCTAAGGTTCATGTTGTCAATGATGCTCTGAATCAACACGGGGTACAGCGGTGAGTCCTGTTGCATCGTTTGTAGCAACTGTACAAGCTGAGTTACCTCGTACTCTCTAGCAATGATGCCTAGCGTACTGGTAGCGTTGAACTTGTAGTCAGCTACTGGGTAGTTTTCTGGGTCAAATTGCATATACCTATGTGCAGCCTTGGTAACAAAAGGCAACAAGAACGACTGCTGGAAGTTAATCAGGGTACGCTTGTGGCGCTTGATGATTGCGCCTAGAGACATACTTATTCCTGCGGCAGTCGCTTCTCCGTTAACCTGTCCAGCAATACCGGCGCTATCAACAGCTCCTGTTGCTTGCTGTACCATCTGCTGCAAACTCGCAGCTTGTGCAAAAGTAATCTGCCCAACTTGCCCAAAGTTGAACGGCTGTAAGACTTCACGGGGATCTCCATTAGTCAGTATCATCTTGCCGGGACGTACTTCGGGCTTTGCGCCTCTCGGCAGTCGGGTTGCGTCTATGGCAAGCATTGGGTGGATAGTAAGGGACAGTGCGTCAATACGTGCACGTAGTTCTGTGTCTAGAGCCTTCTGACTGTTGTAGCCTTTCTCACAAACACCTCGTCCCCAGAAACGTCCGGGTACTACGTCCCAAGGGAACGCAACAACAGGACGGTCTTGCATCATGTACGGGTTTGCTTCAGCCTTAAGCAGCGTACCGCCGTTAGCAATAACTACGACAGCTTCAACGTACATAGAATCTGACTCAACGTCTACGTCTTCAGCCTCTAGCAACTCACGAGGAACTAGACCGTAGTACTTAGTCAACCTAACCTTATCGTCGTTGTAGATCGTGAGGTCTTGGTCAGGCTCTAGGTCTGTGTCAGGAGCCGCTGACTCTACGTATACGTCTCTGTACACGCCTTGTTCTTGCATGAGTTCTACTTGGTGTTTTGACACGAACTCGTCAATAGCAACACCCATAGCGTCATCAACAGACGTAGCCACAGGGTCAATCAAGAAGTTCTGAGGCAGGACAGGCTTAAGTTTTACTACTATTCTGTCAGTAATGTTTACCCCTACAGCCTGCAACTGTCCGTCCATGATGGGCTGAGTAGCAGGAGCCATCTCCTTAATCTCTTCTAGGACAACTTCTCCTACGCCCGTACCAAAGACAGCAGCATTAATCAGACACTCAGCAACAGCTTTACGCACCTTTGTGTTTTCAAAGTCTTCTGTTAACTTTTTACGTAAATATTGAATGTCCTGTTTCTCAGGATCGTTCATGTCGTCCGTTACGTCAAACCACTTACCACGACCAAACGTGGCTTCTTCTAGTTCTGCTACGTTAGACTCTACAGCCTGTTGTAACGCAGGAGAAATGATTCTAGAACGCTCAGAGGCTCGTTCTGAGTCTGCTGGATCCCACTGTCCACGCCAGAGTCTGTAGTACTCTTCAAACTTTGCTTCGTAGTTAGACTCGTAGTAATCACGCCAGTTTTCACACTTGGTCATTACCCACTCTTCTAGAGACTCCTCAATCATCAGAGGGTCTGGGCTTAAGATTTCTTCTGCCATATTAGTATCCTGATACTATGTCTAGTACTTCGTGGTTGTCAATTTCAAAGTCGTAGTGGTAAGCCACTTTATCTAGCTGGTCTATGTACGCCAAGGCATCAACCAAGTCATCGTGTGTCAGAGGATCAGGGAACTGAAACAGTTGGTCTAAGAATCTGTTGTTCCACTCACCTTTGTTTATGCTGATGTAACCGTTTTCAAATCTTCCCTGTAACGCCCACATTACCCTGTCAGTCTTCTTTTTGTTGCCGTGGGTAAGTTCCTCAACCCTAAAGAACGTGCCGTAACGCTTCTGGAGGTCCATGAGGGGAGACATAACGGCTTGCTTTGCGATACCTCGTTCAATACCAACGCTGACGGGTCTGTAGTCTCTAACGGCCTGAAATATCTTGGTGGCAGTCTCGTCAAGGCTCCACCGCCCATATATAATGTTATCAACGTACCAACCATCAGGACTAACTTTAACAACAGCGATTGCGGTCTCATCTA